TGTCGCTTATCGGCCTCGTCCTTTATCATTTCAATTCCCATTTGGACCTCCTAGAATCAACGCCACTTAATGTACTCCTCATCCGTCAAGCCCAGCCCTCGAGCAACCTGCTTTTCCAAATCGGAGAGGTCTACCTTCTTGGGCCTAGCCCCCTCCGCCGCCGTGGCCGGCTCGACAAATGCTCGCTTCTCTGCTTCCGTCTTTTTGGACGTCCTATGTTCGATCACCTCATCGAGGTGTTGTGCTAGAATGAACTTGAACGCATTCTCATAAGCATTAGGCTGGACTCTTACCTGCCCAGGCATTGTGCTCATGAACTCATCGACCTCTTTCTCGTACTTCTGCCATAGCTCACGGTTAACCTCGTCCCGCGATAGCCGTTCAGCAGTCAGCTGACGATTCAGCGCGGCTTGATTCTCCGCATACGTGTTAGCAAGCGGAGCGATTCGAGATTGGAAATGCTGATCGAGCACTCCAATCGGATCGTCGTTCATTCGTTCTCTCAGTTGCTCCACAGGATCCGTGCCGTCTCCATCTCCCCGCGGCTGCTCAGTCCGCGTAGCAGCAACACCGAGCGATGATATCAACTGCTGCACGTACGCCTGCGCGCCGGCCGCGTCTTTCTCAGACTTATCAGTCTTCGCGCGAAGCGCTTGATTCTCCGCCTCGAGCGCCGCGAGACGTTCAGCTGTCTTGTCTACAACAGGCTTCTCAGAGGGCTTACCACCCCCATCCTCCCCAGCCGGCTTCGTCGGCTCAGGCGGATCTTCCGTTGCTATCGTATCATCAACAATTGCCATTTCCTACTCCTCCAAATTGGCCTCGCCAATCTTCCTGACCTCCTGCACATCATGCATGAGGCTTGATTCAAAGTCGAGAATGCTCCGAAGCGCTTTCAGCACTCCTCGCATCTCTCGATAATCACCCCAATTTTCAACATTATCACTGCCCAATTCCTCCAGGGCCTGGTCCCTCAAGCCCTCCAGGTACGCCAGAAACATTCTCCAGCTGTCCGTCCTGCGAACTTCCAGAACCGTTGCCAGCAGCGGGGCCAACTCTCTGGGCCGATCCATTTCCCTGTTCATTCTTATCTCCCATGAGGCCCGGGACTACGACATCTACTGACTTAATATCGAACGCCTGTACAATGCGGTCCATCAGCAACTTCGCTCCCATGGACTCGCGGACAATAAGCTCCTTAATCTCCCCAGGAACTTGAGGATTAGCTACGACCATCGCTGCTTGCGTCAATCGCTCGTAGTATTGGCCCGTGATTCCCATCAGCGCGATAAGCGATTGCTTCTCGATCTCTCGATTAATCGTTGCCGTCGATGCCGTGAGCTCAACTGCGAGTTTCGAGATCGAGAATTCGGGCGGGAGGTTGAGGGCTTCTTCTGTATACCGCCCGTCCGCGCCCTGTACGAAAAATGCTGCGCCACGAGGGCGGAACATTTGATTGAGTTCAAGCGTGCGTTGGCCGATATAAGATAGCACATCTCGTATGTCCCTTATGTTCAGATCAAATCGCCGGTTTCCCTCTTGGATCAATGCCAAAGTACCAGTTGCCGTTGCTCGACTTCCAAGTGTCTGAGCCTCACGTCCAAGCTGCGGATCGCTAACGCCAGAAGCACGCTCACTATAAGCAAGAGCACTAAGCTCAAGATCCCGCATGCTTGGAAGAATCTCACCCATCGAGATCGGGAGGAAATCTTCCTTAGGGTTGTTAACTGGTAAAACGCGCCCGGGCCAGATTTGCGTACCGGGACGAACAGAGTTCTTTTTTGCCAGGAAGAATTTGGTATTAGCAACGGTCGCGTTATCAATTCGTTGGTTATGAATCGACGAGATTTCCTCTTGAAATTGCCAAAGCCGCTTCGCGATACCAAACCCCTCAAGACGGCCCTCACGCTCGATAAACTTGGTCTTCTTGAAAGGTCTGAATCCGTAGGCATTGAACACCGCCCGGACGGCTTGCTTGGTTGGAATATGCCAAGTGATCGTCATGGGAATTAGGGGCTTCGATTTGCCTGGCCCGTAGGGCCAATCTAGCCATAGCTCGTAGAACGTATTCATCTTCTCTTTAGGAACTGGGACCTCGCTACGCGAGCTTTGTAAGATCTCATGTTGCCGGCTAGCATCTTCCTTCTGACCTAGGATCGAATCTAGCAGATCGGCGCCGTAATGATTATCGCGAACGCGCTGCCTGACTTGGTTATCGGTTAGGCGAAACCGATGAGCGATCCATTCTGCTTGCTCTTCATCTTCCACCCCGGCCTGGGTTATCATGTCCATCACCAAGACGTGGTAGATATTCGGCCGGCGAATTACTTCTTCTCGAAGCGTCATGCCCTCACCATTCTGGCCTGGCATGTAGCGAGCGACGGTATAGTTCTCCCAAGCTAGCTTATACCATCCCCAACCGAATTTAATCGTTTCGAGTGAATTAGCTCGGACCTTTCGATAAAGATCCATCTCGTTCTTCTGTGACCAATCCAAATAACCCTCAATCGGCTTCGCTAACTGATCGACCTCCTTTCGTAGGGGCATGACAGTCCAAAATGGCCGGGGGGCGAATATGGTATTCACCACCCTCGCAGTGATCGAATCCACGGCGATTCCCACGAGTGGAATATTCAAATTCGCCGCACCCGGCCATGGGAATGTCTTTCTCCTCTGCATCGGATCGCCATCATAGGCCCGTTGCCATTCGATCAGGCGATCTTCCCGTTCGTAATGAACAGCTAAAGCCTCATCAAGCTCTCGCGTAATATACGCATTAAGCTCCTTGAGCTCAGCCTCTGTGAACGGGATCTTCGCACCGGGATGCATTATGCTTATGCCCTACCCCACCCCACCACGACGCTTCTTTGATCGCTTATGTTTCATATCTCCAACGAGTTCATCAGGCGAATACCTCACCGGCCCGACGCGATCGGCCTGTGGCGCTGTGCGCCAACGTTCCTTCGTATGCCGCTTTTTCTTCAAGAGCTAATATCCCATCTTCTTCTTCCGAGACTTCATACCCTTCTTCTTCCGAGCCTTCGGCCCGTGCATTCCACCCTTGCTCATCGAGCCTGCATGTCGCTTCTTCATTCACTTCCTCCTTTTTCTTTTATACCCACCGCTTTTAGTTAATCGGCCTTCGCGCTTCATCGAGAGTGCGATCGCGATCGCCTGCTTATGCGGATAGCCCTCATGAGATAACTTACTAATCTTCTTTGAAACCGCATCGCGCTTCGCTCTCCTTGCTCCAGCCATCATAGCCCCTCGGGATTGAAGTCTTTAATATGCCTCAACGTGATGTTATTATACGGCCCCGATCTCGGGAATTTATGTTTCTCCTCCCGGTGTCTATCAAGCCATCGTTCTCTCTTCTTCATACACTCCGGAGAGCAAGTCATCGAATGCGAATGTCTACCTCGATCGAATGTTTTCTTGCAAGGTGGCCAATCACATATCTCGATGCTTACGCGCTTTTCCATTTTTCTGAACGTGATCCTCGATCCGCTTCATCCTATCCCGCGTGAACTTCAGGAACTTATCTAGCATGACCGGCTCCGGGCCTGGTGGCTCTAAACCTAGGTACTCTTCTAACCTGCCTAGCCAGTCCGTTATATCTTCCGCGATGAATTTCAAAAGCCTACTTCTACGCTCGTGCCATGCATCATCATGTTTAGGCAAACCATCCCCCTCACCTATCCCCCTACCCGCCAGTAGGAATACCGAATTCTCGAAGAGCATTTCTCGCAAATGCTGGGTTTAGGAATGCAGCGATGTCTCCTAGATATGGCCCCGTGGCCGCGGGATGCGGAAGGCGGTTCTGACCTTGGTTCGTATTTCCGCCGGCGACTACTTGCCTGAACATTTGCTGAATCTCCGGCGGCAGCTTCTGCGCCGAACCGAGCATCGTTCCGAAGTCCTTACCAGTTTGGCCGATAGCCTTGATGACCTCGGGATTTTTCAGCAATGTTGCAAGCTGGGATAACAGACCTGGGCCCGGCGAAGCTCCTGAGCCCGCAATCGGTGCCGCGCCCTCAAATCCGGCAGCACCAAAACCTGATCCGGTATCTGCACTAAAACCGGCTGCCCCAGCAGACTCACTTCCCATTCCCATCTTACGCTCCTGTATTCGCCTTGATATCTGTTAGCACTCGGGCCTTATGCTGCGCGATTGCATCTCGAACTGCTTGCAACTTCGCCGGATCATTCGATGCAATTGCCGCATCGAGCTGCGTTTGTAGATTCGCTAGGAACTTTTCCAACGAATCATCGAGGGTTGGCAAATCCGCCACGTCCGCCAGGAGATCATCTGCCATGCTCATCAGCTGTTCACCTCCCTTCCGAACAAACGTAATCAGATTATCGAGCTTATGTTCTATTCGCGAGAGCCACAGTGCGAATAACCATACGAATATTATAACTAATATGACATCTATTATCCACAAGACTGACAATTAATATCCCGTCACCGAGCTGCGCCCACCGAAGTACTCGAACTCCTGAATCTCATGCGCTAGGTTCTCTTCCTGCACTGGCTCGGCCCATTGGTGTGGGCCATAGGCCCAAGCATCGAGCAGATCAAGCGTCTTTCCTACTGGAAAAGACCGATACTCCTCTAGGAAATCCTCCAAGTCCCGGCGAACCCATATATTTCCTCTTTCCAACTCAGGCTGAACCCCACGTATGCGATTTTCCTTCCTTTCCCTACTATCAGGTTTAAGTTCAACGACGTTGAGCCATTTGCCTCGCCGTTCGGCTTCCGCTTCCAAAATAGGTTTAAGGATCCTCTGGTAAGCAACTGATTCAAAGCCGATAGATTCGCAATCATATTCATCTTGAAAATTGAAAATCTGTTCGATCATCTCGAAGGGCTGGCACCGGCGGGCCCAGGCTTCTAGAAGAAACTTTCGTCCATCGAGGTGCACGCCATCTACAATAATCGCTGACCTCGCGGCGCCGGGCCGCTCAGAAATCGCCGGATCAACGCGCATAAAACGTCGCAAGCTATCAACACGGAAAGAAGAGCCAGATTCAGGAAGGATGGTCCGTTCCAGGCCATCACCACCACCTCCCCAGGAGTAATACCGCAACCAGCTCTCATGGAACGAAGCAGCTTCAGGATCCATAGGGTTGTTCATATACTGACAATTAAACTTGAAGCTTCCTAACTTCTTTCTAATTCTCGCCAATGAGATATCATCAAATCGCTCCGGCCAAATCGGCTGACCGTTTTGATCATAGCACCGGCGGAAGAACGAGGATATGTAATCACCCTCACGCTCCTGAATCCACGAATATAAGTCGTGGAAAGTCCACCGCGTTCCAAAGACATGAATTTCATTCTTCGGTGAAACCAATAAGCTCTCGCAATACTGATACCAATCTATCGTCTTTCTCATCACATCTGCTGACTCAGAGGCCTCTTTCCCAACAAGATCATCGAGCTTGAGGAGCTCGTAATGCCTGGAGACAACCGCTCCACCAACTCCAATAGCTTCCACAGTTGACTCAGGGTTTTCAACTTCCCTCGGTACGACCATTTCTGTCTCTGACCACTTTTTGACTTTTGAAAAGTCAGGTATGCATTCAGGGAATAGCCATTGGAAGAGGGCGTTGCGCTCAAATACAACTTCGATTCGCCGGAGGAAGTGCTGCGCATTTGTCGCGGTTTCATTGCCGAGGAGGATTCGGATATTCCTATCATTCGCTATCCTCCTCACCGAATCAGCTATCGTCCAGATCGACGTCTTTAAATGATCTCGAGGAACCAGGCCCATCTTACGAGGCGCGGTATCTGAAATCCATTCGCCCATCTGGCGATGCAACTTAGGTGTCATATCCCTAAATCCGATGATCGCCTTTCCCATGAAGTACGCTTCACGTCGTGCTAACCGCCGGAGCTCTTCCCTCGTCTCGTCGGTCAAGGCAGATTCAGGGAGAACAAGGGAACTATTTTCGTTAGCAAGAATTGCTAATCCCCTCCCTGCCCCACCCCACCGCCGAATGCGTAGCATTCCTTATATTCAGCGCGGGCCATCGTCTCACACCAATGTGCAACGTCAGCTCCAGGGAGCCCACGGCCCTTAGTCGGTGATTCATGCCAGCAATCTATCTCGTCACCGAATAGGCTAGCGTATCCATACGGGTGAACCTCAACTAAATAGGGCCGCTGATCTAATGAGTTGCCAGAAGGGAGGCGAATAAACCTTCCCGTCACC